TATCAACTGAACTGTCCGATGGATGGTAATCCTATGGTAGGCGATACTTGGGCAGACACACACTAATAAAGGAGAACAAGACAATGTATGAACTAACTAAAATATTTATTAAAGAAGGGCACCACTCTAATGTAAGAGTAGGTGAATCAGCTAGAGCAGAGAAGATAAGAGTTATAAGAGAGGTGCTACCAGAAGAGATTAAACCTGGTGATGAAGTTGTAGTTCAAGGGGCTAACTGGATAAAGACTAGCCCTGTTGAAACTATTGATAAGAATACTACAGGCAACTATACTCTTATAACAAAGACATCTACTTACCATCTAGATAAAATATAAAAGAAATTACGATTCTGTAAAGAATCTTCTTGACATATACAATTTTGTATGGTGCAACATACAATACTAAGGAGCTGAACATCTCCCTAAACTGTTCTTAATTTGACGGTAGTAGTTTAAATGGCAGAACCACAATCTGATTGTGAGGTGGGAGTTCGAGTCTCCCCGCCGTCCCAATATTAACACTCAATAAAGGAGAAAGATAATGAAAGATGGGTATGAAACAGTTTGCGTACTTATCGTAACAATAGGAGTACTGGTAATTCCTGTAATGTTAATACATAGCTGCTCTACACAGGCACAGAGAACAANTAAACTGGCTGAGTTAAAGTACACAAGATGTATGGAGGAGCACAAGGATCATAAGCTTTGCACAGGAAATGAGATATCAAACCATACTCACAGCGTGATGAATGGCGGAGCTACTTATGGTGTAAGAAAAATGATAGATTAATTAAATAAAGAAAGTACTTGACATATACAATTTTGTATGTTATAAAGTTTATCTTCCTGTGTTTAATTGGGCTTAGCCTACGGGATAGTCGTATGACTGTTGACACAGAAGAAGATGAAGGAGCTGAACATCTCCCTAAACTGTTCATTACTGTTGAGTCTCTAATGAGACAGCGGTGCTGAAAGACTACGTTTACAGGGCATAGCCCGTGGGATCGTCGTAGACGGTTGGCGTAGTTGTAGCGTAGAAGCACAAGGATTAAACAGACAGGCTGTGCCCTTTGAATGTATGGGTATCCTCAAAACCTGAGCAGGAGAAACGCCCTGCCTGTCTCGTTAGAGGCTCAACTAATATTAACACTCAATAAAGGAGAAACTATATGAGTAAATACGAACAAGTAGTAGTCAAAGGTGACGCATACTGGGCTTCATTCAAAGAAGTTAACAGTATGTCAGGCAAGTATCAAGTTGATATCTGCAACCTTGACGACGCTACAGTATCTAAGCTAGAGAGTAAAGGTATCATCATTAAGACTAAAACTGAGAAGCCTGAACAAGGTAGGTTTATTACTGCTAAGAGCCAGTTCGCTCCGTCACTGTTCAACGCTGATAAGACTGACTTCCCTACTGAAAAGCTAGTAGGTAACGGCAGTACTGTTAAAGTTGCAGTGTCCGTAGTTCCTTGGGACAACAAGTTCGGAAGAGGTATTACTGCAGGGTTAGAATCAGCAATGATTATTAACCTTAATGAATACACTGAAGACTTTGACCCAACGACTGCAGTGAAAGAAGAACAACCTCCATTCGACGTGGACATGTTTGATGACGATGGGGACTTAGACTAATGAAAGAACTACCAACAGATGTGGCTAAAGCTGACGAGTACGCACGTAAACAGTTTGAGACTGAGAAGATTCGTGCAGCTGAGAGCCTACAAGAGCTGTTGAATCAGTTCACATTGGAAGAGATCAACGATGGTCTCAACAAAACTGGAAGTACATTAAGGGTAGTAAGACATGACAGTAAGTAAAGCGACAACAGATACCCTCGTAGAGGACATCTATTCGATACTTGATAATGGCATGGACATTACTGATGAGCAGGCTAATGAGTTTGGCAAGGAAGTTGCTGAGCTCATCAAGTCTAGGTTATCAGAGATTAAACGACGTAAGGCAGAAGGTACTCAGCCTGAGAAGCTACGTCTATCGGGCATAGGTAAGCCTGATTATCAACTGTGGTTAGCCTCTAGAGGTACAGAGAAAGAAGGATTCGAACCGTTTGTAATGAACAAGTTCATCTTCGGTGACTTAACCGAAGCATACCTTCTCTTCCTTACCAAGCTAGCAGGTCATACAGTAGAGGACGAGCAGAAAGAAGTAAGAGTTGAAGGTATTAAAGGACACATCGACTGTACCATTGATGGCAAGGTCATTGATGTTAAGTCAGCTAGTCCCTATGCTTTCAAGAAGTTCCAAGATGGTACGTACTTAGATAGTGGTGGCTTCGGTTCATCATACAAGTACCAGATAGCTTCTTATCATCAGGCAGCAGGTAAAGAAGGAGAAGACGAAGCAGGCTTCTTAGCAATGAATAAGGTAAACGGTCAGATTCATCTCATGATGGTTGACGACATGCACCTACCTAATCCATCGCATAGAATTGAGCATCTTAAGAAGATGTTAGACGAAGAGGAATGTCCTGAGTCCCCATATAAACCTGTACCTGACGGTCTATCAGGCAACATGAAGCTAAGTACAGAGGCATCTTACTGTCCCTATAAGTGGCACATGTACCCTGACTTACGTTGCTTTCTTTACAGTAATGGACCTAGGTATCTTACTCACGTTGAGAGAGAGCCTAAGGATACTATCCCTGAGATTAACATGAAGGGAGAGATAATCAACCATGGCAACAAGGAAGAAAAGAACTAGACCTAGTAATCGGTACAACAGTACAAGTTCTACAAGAGCAAGAGCTATCCGAGCAGGCTATCGCAGTGGCTTGGAGGAGGCAGTAGCAAAGGAGTTGAATGACCTTAAGGTTTCTTACGGGTATGAAACGATTAAGATAGGTTACATTAAACCTGTATCTTCACACACATACACACCTGACTTTGTCCTATTAGACAATGGGATAATCATAGAGACTAAAGGCAGATTTACCTCGGAGGATAGGAAGAAGCATCTTCTTATCAAACAACAGTCACCTCATTTGGATATAAGATTTGTATTCAGTAGATCAGCAACTAAAATGAGCAAGAAGAGCAAGACTACTTACGCCTCATGGTGTGAGAAGCATGGCTTCAAGTATGCAGATAAGTCTATTCCTGAGGAATGGATAGAAGAACGCAAGAGCGTAGCTCTGAGTACTAACAATGCTCGTTGCACTGCGCAAGAAAGGAAACATAAATGAAAACACACTTAGTAATACCTGACAGTCATGCACACCCTGACTATAACAACGACAGGTACACATGGCTAGGTAGATTCATCTGTGACCTTAAACCTGATGTGATCGTTAACCTTGGAGACCAAGCCGATATGCCTAGCTTATGTAGCTATGATAAAGGTACTAAAGGTTTCGAAGGTAGACGTTACAAGCTTGACATTGAGTCTAACAGAGACGCTAACAAGAGATTGTTTGAGCCTATGTTGGCTATGAGGGCTAAGCAAATCTACAAGAAGTACACACCTAAGACTATCTTCTGTCTGGGTAACCATGAACATAGGATCTATAGAGCTATACAAGCCGAGGCTATGTTGGATGGAACCATTGGACTAGATGACTTAGGTAACGAAGAGTATTGGGACACTATTGTTCCATTCCTTTCTACCCATGTAGAGGATGGCATAGCTTATTCACACTACTTCATTAGCGGTGTGATGGGCAGACCTATAGGAGGTATCAACCCTGGACGTATGATGCTTAACAAGCTATCTATGTCAGCTACCTGTGGACATGCTCACACTAGAGACTTCGCAGAGGGCACTAAGGCAGATGGTACACCTATCTTGGCTATGTCAGCAGGATGCTATATAGACTACCACGCTGACTTTGCAGCAGGTGCTAATGACATGTGGTGGAGAGGCGTAGTAATTAAACGTAATGTAGAGGATGGTAACTACGACCATGAATGGCTCAGCATTAAAGAACTGGAGAGACGATATGGCTAATCATACATTCCTAGTGGATGATAATGAGTTCTTAGACAGAGTACAAGATACTTACACTGCTTCCGAGCTAGTAGAAGCCTTGGACTTACGCACTGAGGACATCATTGATGCATTCAACTTTCTAATCACAGATAATAAACATAAACTAGAGGAGGCTCATAGGTAAATGAGGTATAATATTAAGATAGACTATGAACGGAACAACAACCTTTCAGCATTTGCTAAGGCTACCTTGGCAGATAGATATCTCATGCCAGATGAGACACCACAAGACAGGTTCGCAGCAGTAGCTAACGCCTTTGCTGATAACCAGGAACATGCACAGAGATTGTACGACTATATCTCTAAGCAGTGGTTCACACCTGCAACTCCTGTACTATCTAATGGGGGGACTACTAAAGGTCTCCCTATCTCTTGCTTCGTGAATGAAGTAGAAGATACATTAGAGAGTATAGCCGATACATGGAACGAGTCAGTATGGCTAGCTTCTAGAGGTGGAGGAATAGGAACTAACTGGTCTAGTGTAAGGAGTATCGGTGAGGATGTAGGGCAAGTAGGTCATACATCAGGCATAATACCCTTCGTATGTGTACAGAACTCTCTGTCTATGGCTATCTCACAAGGTAGTCAACGTAGAGGGAGCTCAGCTGCATACTTAGACATGTCTCATCCTGAGATAGAAGAGTTCATTAACATTCGTAGACCTGTAGGTGACGCTAACCGTAAGGCATTGTTCTTACATCACGGTGTCACTATCACTAACGAGTTCATGAAGGCTGTAAGAGACGGTAAGAAGTGGGACTTGATCTCACCTGCTAGTAATGAAGTAACTAGAACTGTAGATGCGAGGGAACTGTGGATTCAACTAATCACAACTCGACTAGAGACTGGTGAACCTTACATGTTATTCATTGATACTGTTAACAAGTACCTTCCTACTCACCTTGAGATGCAGAAGTTGTACATTACTACCTCTAATCTATGCAGTGAGATAACCCTGCCTACAGGTAAGGATCAGTTCGGCAAAGAGAGGACTGCAGTATGTTGCTTATCCTCTGTTAACCTTGAGAAGTACGATGAGTGGAAGGACGATGTTAACTTCATTGAAGATATCCTCCGATTCCTTGATAACGTACTTGACGGGTTCATTGATCGAGCTCCTGGAAGTATGGCTAAGGCTCAATATGCAGCGATTAGAGAGCGTTCTGTAGGACTAGGTGCAATGGGCTTCCATTCGTACCTTCAAAGCAAAGGAGTAGCCTTTGACAGCCCTGTAGCAGCAGCCTGGAACAAGGCAATGTTCACTCACATCTCAGCAGAGTGTGAAGTAGCTAATACTAAGTTAGCTAAGGAGAAAGGACCTTGCCCAGATGCAGCTGAAGTAGGAGTGTACAAGCGATTCAGTCACATGATGGCTATTGCGCCTAATGCTTCTACCTCTATCATCTGTAACTCTGTATCACCAGGGGTAGAGCCTCTTACTGCTAACTCCTTTACACAGAAGACTCTATCAGGTTCATTCAGTGTGAAGAACAGGCACCTAGAGGAACTACTAGAGAGTAAAGGAAAGAACACTAAGCAAGTATGGGATAGTATTACTACTCATGAAGGCTCAGTGCAACACCTTGACTTTCTATCTGATGAAGAGAAGGATGTCTTTAAGACTGCATTCGAAGTTGACCAGAGATGGGTGATTAAACATGCAGGAGATAGAACTCCTATGATCTGTCAATCTCAATCTATTAACATGTTACCTATCGCCTGATATACACAAGTCAGAGTTACACGACTTGCACATGATGGCATGGAAAGCAGGGCTTAAGAGTCTATACTATTGCAGAAGCAAGTCTATTGGCAGAGCTGAATCAGTAATACAGAAGGAAGAGCCTAGCTTACCGTTAGGTACTAAGAGCGAAGAGGAAGGATGTTGGTCATGTCAGGGATAAAGAACGAAGGCTTACAACCTGTGTTAGTAAGAAGTGTAGAGTTCCCTACTGCTGAAGAGTGCAGAGCTGAGTTGTTAGACAGCTTGCTGAGCACTATCAATGATGGGGGACTTAATCTTCTTTAGGCAGAAGCCAGTTATCAAACAGGAGAACAGGTATGAAACCGACTCAGTGGCTTTCATCTACACTTATAGATACACAACAGTAGAGGAGGATATTGACTATGACACTACTAAATAGTAGAACTACATTGAAACCTTTTAAGTATCAATGGGCATTCGACTACTACCTCAAGCAGAATCAGATGCACTGGCTACCTGAAGAGGTAACGTTTCATGAGGATGTAAGAGACTGGAACCAGAATGTCACAGAAGAAGAGAAGAACTTGTTGACTCACATCTTCAGATTCTTTACTCAAGGTGACACTGACGTAGCTAATGCTTACATGCACAGGTACAGCAACATGTTCGGGTATCATCCTGAAGTTAACATGATGCTAGCTGCTATTGCTAACATGGAGGGTGTGCACCAACATGCATACTCTCTGTTGTTAGACACTGTAGGTATGCCTGAGACAGAGTATGAAGCCTTTATGGACTATCGAGCTATGGCTGACAAGCATACATACGTAAGTTCCTTCATGAAAGGAGAACAACAGGAGGATGATCGTGAGGATATACCTGAACTATTAAAAGAAATAGCAGTATACTCCGCATTCACTGAAGGTATGCAGCTATTCAGTAGCTTTGCTATCCTGATGAACTTCCCTAGGTTCAACAAGATGAAGGGTATGGGACAGATAGTTACATGGAGTATCAGAGATGAGACGTTACATGTAGAAGCTATGATGAAAGTCTTCCATACACTGAAGGATGAGTTCATTGGGGAGTTTGACCCTTCTGCACTTGACACTGAGATCTATAAGGTAGCAGTTGAGATGGTACAGTTAGAAGATAAGTTCATTGATCTAGCCTTTGAGCTAGGTGGTATCGAAGGGCTTGAACCTAAGGAGACTAAGGCGTACATCAGGTACATCTGTGACCATAGGTTAGAGCAACTAGGTATGCAACCTCTCTACGGTGTAGAAGAACACCCTCTTCCTTGGCTAGTAGAGGTACTTAACGGTACTGAACATGCTAACTTCTTTGAGTCAAGATCTACTGAGTACAGTAAGTCAGCTACTCAAGGAGAATGGGGAGATGTGTTCTAATGGAAACTAAAGAGTATGTACTCTCCTTCAGACACGGAGATCAGGTACTAGAAGCTAAGGCTGAGCTACCTGCAGATGCTGATGTTAAACCTGAGAGGATGTTAAAGAATCTGTTTGAAAGAATAGAGGTCTACTTACGTCCTCAAGGCGGTATGCTGTACTCTATGTCGAATAGGGAGGAGAAAAACTAATGGGTATATTTGATGTACTAGCTTGCTTCCTATTCGGCCATGAGTGGCGGTGGGAAGAAGATGACTATTCAGGTAAGAAGAAATATATATGCTGCATGTGCGGCAAAGAGAGAAAGGACATTAACTAATGTTTAAGACAATAAAGAACTTCTTCGCTAAGAAGAAGAAGGTCAAGCAGGTCAAGAAGGCTCGTACTAAAGAGCAACAAGACCATGCAAGACGTAAAGTACAAGCACTAAAAGGAGGGAAGTAATATGGGTATTGAAAGACTATTAGAACTTATGGCAATCGTTTTTGCTGTACAAGTAGTAGGTTGGGTGACTTACGGTAGCTTCGTAGCGATTAAGTCTTTAATAACAGGAGTACCTCTATAATGGGTGAACAACAAGAAGATTTCTTAGAAGAAAAGAAAGAACAAGTAGGTAGGATACTTGACAAACTTAACGAGATGAGAAATAGCCTACCCTCTCTCCCTATAGTGTATGATATAGAAGGAGATGATGAAGACAGTGGTTTAATGACTAACATTGCAGGTGAATCAAAGCCTATCAGTGACTGGACATTCCACCAAGCAGTCCTCAACAACTACATTCAAAGACTACTTAACGGAGATGACGACTATGACCAACCGAGCAACAGGCTTGACGTTCACTAGCTACCAAGATAAAGCTAGTACAACTGCTATCTACCCTGACAGCATGAAGGTACTGTACCCTGCAATGGGACTACCTAGTGAAGTAGGCGAGATGCTAAATAAGCTAAAGAAAGTCTTCAGAGATGACGAAGGTGTTATCACTGCTGACAAGAGAGCTGAGTTACAGGATGAACTAGGTGATGTACTGTGGTACATTGCACAGTTATCCAATGACTTAGACATATCAATGGAGTTTGCAGCTAAGACTAACCTAGATAAACTAGCTAGCAGACAAGAACGTAATCAACTACAAGGAAAAGGAGATAACCGCTAATGGCTACAACGGTATATTCACTAAGACTAAAACCGATCGAACCTAACGAGACTGAAGAGAAACAACAGGCAGATATTACTGATATCGAGCAACGTGACCAGTATGTTAACTTAATGTTAGCTAAAGTATCATGTGACAAGCTAGGTGAAGGACTCTTTGCAGATGAAGATGCTGCAGTGATGAGTGCTAAGCTTAGAATCGAGAGTATCATGGACATCTATGGTATCAAAGAGCCTATGTTCGAGTTCGAAATCACACCTCGTGAAGTGATTAGTTAAAAAAAGACTTGACAAATAGAGAAAAGTGTGATACAATATAGTTAACTGTCACACCAAGACAGACAAGGTACGGGGGCTATATCGCCCCTGTATAATGTATATTTTCCTTTATTGCATTACATAGCCTCCATAGGCTGACTGTTCTGGTCACTATGGAGGCTATTTCTTTATCTAGACACAAAGAGTTCTCGTTCTGAGGCTCTTCTATTCACTAAACCGTCTACTATCACACCATCTACACGTACAAATCCTTTAACAGGATCGAATGCTTCAACTAAGAAGTCCTCTGTAAGGCCTCTATTAAGCAATCTGAGTGCTTTTGATGCTTTGAAGCTAGTTACCCCNACGTTATCTACTAAACTTAACAGAGATGCCCTCTGGTTAACCCTAAGGGGTACATGTACAACATCGTCAAGGTAATTATTAAGTTTATAGAGCCTTCTATTCACCCTTCTGAGAGCCTCTGTACGGTCAATAGGATCACTTTTGCTATTTACCCCTCTAGTAGAGCCATATCCTATAGTCCAATAGCCTCCTATGTCCTGATACGGCTCTGATCTGAAGCCTTCGAAGTGTACTACTAGGGCTACTGCCTTGTCATGGTGAGCATCAGAGAGATGTAGGTTACTGGGAGCTGTTACCGTTATCGTTATTAGGAGTATCCACAGCAGCGTCACCGCTATTTGAAGTGCTGTTTCCTGCTTTAATCTCTTGTCTACCCAACTCATTTAACAGTCTCTCCCCTTGTGATTTAGATAAAGCCTTAGCAAACTTAGTAGCCTTAGCTTCTGAACTGAACTTACCCAGGTGTCTACCTGTTCTCTTGTACTCTTCGAAAGCTTCTTTGTCTGTCATACGTGTTCCATCGTCTTTGATAGTAGGTATTAGGATGTGTTCACCGTTCTCTTCAAAGGAAACAGAGGATACTGTGCTGATAGTACCATCTTCGTTCTGTACTATAGGACGAGTAGCAAGGTCTATGTTACCTACCTCCACATCAGGAGATAGGCTATCTACTTTTTTACCTCTTCTCCTCTTATCCTCCCTGTTAGTACTGCTTCAATCTCTTGTAGTCTCTCAGGCTTCTGCTGACTACCTGCTCCTCTTACGAACAAGCCATTCTGTCTAGCGTAGTACGCTGCCATCTCAGCACCTGTAATATCTGTATCAGATGTAACTTCATAGGTTTTGATAGCTTCGTTAAGACTCTTCAATACAGCCCCCTCTTCACCTACTAGTCCTTTAGTAATTATATCACCTAATGAGGAGATAACTTTACCTGATACACCGAGGTTCTCGATACGTTGTCTAATCTCGTCATTGTGTCTGCCTGTAGCTTCGAACTGTCCAGTAGCAAAGTTGAATACTACATTTCTTTCCTCTACCATACGTCTGAACAGAGAGTTAGCTGAAGGGGATAGCTGTGCTCCAGTAGCTGCATCCCTGTGTGCAAGAACAGACTCGATGTAGCCTCTAGTCATGAAGTTTACTTTTCTACCTAAGTCTTCTGCCTTTCCAGTAAGACTAGGCTCAGCCTTTACAGTCTTGTAAGCAGTTCTCCACTGGGTATCTAGTCTGTTAATAGCTCTACGTTGGTCAGTGAAGCTATTGAATAAAGGTTCATTCCCTCTACCAGGAAGAATATTGATAAGTCCTTTATTGTAGGATACAGGGATAATGTTAGACATGTTCAACCATGCATCTTTGTTCTCTAAAGTGCTTTGCCCTATAGTAGCAGACGACATGTCAAGAGCTGCCAGTGTTCCTGGTAGTGTGTTTCTTAACTGTTTAACACCTAAAACTTCAGGGTTAACATCACCAAGTGCAATATCTATATTGTCGATTACAGTGTTAGTGTTGATTATAGTCTGGTTAGGTTCAAACTTCTGAGTACGTACTGCTGCTCCAAGATCCTCTACTGTAGTACCAGGGTTAAGTGTACCTGAAGGGGCTACGTTAGCTGTACCACTGCCGCTATCTTCAAGTACTGATGAAACCGCTATACCTGCCTTCTTAGCAATATCGGAGACACCACCGTAGTTACCGTTGACAAGGAGCTCTGTCATTGTATTACTGCCTAGTACCTCTTTAAGGCGTAGTAGTTTAGGAGAGTTTGAGTACAAGTCAAGCTTAGTAGCATTCTGAAGTACTTGAAAAGACTTAGCTAGTTCGTCGAAATTAGCATCGATCATGGCATTCCAGTCATTACCTGATGTGTGAATTCTTTCTATAATCTCTCTCTGAGTAGTGTTGTCGAAACCTACTCTAGGGTCAGCCATCTGTGTCTGTGTCCTGGCTATGAGGCTAGCCTGAATAGCAGCGTACCTAGGTTTGATGTCAGCGGCTATATCAGCTCTCTGAGCTTCATCTTTAGCAGCTCCTAGTCTCTTCATAGAGTTAAGAAGGAAGTTACCACTGAGTGTATTAGCCTCTGATAGGGTCCTGAGGTAGAAATCATTCTGTCTCTGAGGAGAGTTAGCTACGGCTTGTAGCTCATTACGTTCAGCCTCATTACCTACTAACTTAGCGTAGTTCAAGTTAGTAGCAACTACGTTAACAGACCCATCAGGGTTAAAGACTTGTACTGCATCACCGTACTTCTCAAGAGCTTTACCATAGGTATCATTAACTGCCTTCTGTTCTGCTGCTCTCTTATTAGTAGCAACCTTAGCAGCTGCATCCTGAGCCTGTACCAAGGTAGAACCTGAAGTAGCTGCTTTGATACGCTCTCTAATCTCAGGTGCATGCTTAGGAAACTTAAGAATCATAGCATTACCTAGCTTCTCTAGACGTACTCTCTCAGTAGAAAGAGAACCACCTTGTTTAGTAGCTGTAGTGATAGCACTAACACGGTTATCCACTTCTGTAAGAGCAGCAGGTGTAGCTATCTGTGTTTCTAAGTCTTTAAAGATCTTTTCTTCATTACCTTCTAGCACCTTATCAGCAATTGTTGTACCGATAGTGTTAAGTGCATTGATTGACTGAGCTATACCGAAGTCGGCTGCAGCAGGTCGTACTTCTCTTAAGCGAGAATTAGGATCTACTACTGATTTACTAAACTTTGCCATTGTGTATTATCTTTCTATTTACCTTGATATTTAAGTGTGTTTCCGTTAGGTTTTCCTGATCTAAGCATCTGTCTCGCCATAGACTCATAGAAGGTCTTACCCCCTAGACTCAAATTAGACTTCTGACGTACCTTAGGTGCTTCGTGTATAGGATCAAGAGACCCCATAAGAGCAACTGATTCTCCTAGTGTAACGATCTTTACTCTTCATCGCTATCAGCATTCAATCTTGCTAGCATGTACTTAGTTCTTAAGTCAGCAAGCTCCTTGATGCCCTGCTTAGTGTGTTGAAGATCTACACCCATAGCGTAGGAATCGGGTATCTCCTGTACAGGGATAGCGAATAGGTTAAACAGAGCCTCTACATTAGACACATCTGCTTGAACCTTAGTACCTGCTCTGTTCATAACAGATCCTAGTTTCCATGCCATGATAGTTTTACTTATGTTGTTCCAACCTGACATCTGTTTAGCTAAGTCGTTAGTAACACCTGCTACATCCTCAGCAAAACCTATCATACCGTTGTCTGCCTTAGCCCCTATACCTATCTGTATTACAGCTTTGTTAGCAGTGTCCATAGTATCCCATAGTATTGAACCAGTAGGTCCTACCATAGTCTCTAACCATGACTTACTATCACCTGAGTAAAGGTCTTGAAGGCTGTCTACCATAGACGCACCTACGTTACCTCGTGAGGAGAAGTCTACATCTATACCACCATCGGAACCTATGTACAGAGCAGTATCGAATAGACCGTTGTAGATAGCCTTACGAGCTACTCCTTCTAGTAGAGGCTCCTTGTTTGCTTCAGCATAAGAGTTATCGATGTACTCTACTACGCCATCTGCAAGAGGAAAACCTGCTGAACCGTATAAGAACATCTGTCCTAGACCTAACCTTGCTCTCTCCTTGCCTGATAGTCCTGACTTAGAAGAGAATACATTCTCCCATAGTCTCATCTGGTAAGATTTAAACTGTGTAGGTACTTTAAGTAGACCGTGTTGCCAGTAAGAAGAACCTGCTCTAGTCATGTTCATAGCTAGACGCTGTGTCTCATCTGCTAGCCACAATCTTCCTTGTGTTGATTCAGGTTTAAGCTTAGGGTTAGCCTTCTTGAATCTGTTCCATGCCATACGGTAAGCTACTAGTCTGTTAATACGCTCTCCTTCGAAGAACATCTCCCTACCTGCAGTCCTTACCTGCTTAGCTTTCTGTCTGAATAGGTTAGCTGTGATAGTAGAATCGAACTGGTCTAGTTCAATCACTGCACCGCCTACATCTCCTTGTCCTGAATCCCAGAGGTTACGAATCATCCGTTTAAACTCTTCAGGCTCCATACCGTGAGACCATTTCCACTTCTTAGCGTACATATCTAGGAGATTCTCAGACCTGTTAGCCAGTAGGTGACGCATAGGTATGAAAGACTTGAAGGCTTTGAATCCGTTAACAGGATCGATAGTCAAAGCTGCAAAGGATGTCTGCATCTGTAGAGGTATCTGGGATATGTTAAACATTCCTAGCTTAAGATCAAAGGCGAAGCCTCTTAATGCATCGATAGGGTTAGCTGACATCATGTCATAAGCCTTCTTGGCTACACCCATTCTTCCTTTACCTTCCATCCACTCACCGAAGTCTCTGATACCTTGCTTCAACAATCTACCTGACTTAGTCTCCATGTTAAGGAAACGTTGGATGAACTCTCTGTTAGCCTCTATGTTATGTTTAATATTAGCAGGTACATCAGCACGAACTACTCCGTACTTGAAGACATCTGAAGGAGTGTTAGCACCTACAGAATCCATGTGCTGAGCTGACTTTGCGTAGAACTCATTGATAGTAGCATCTATAAAGTTCTTGTAGGAACCTACACTAATAGCGTTATTTAACCTAGTAGCA